TTTCCTTTTAACATAACACTACACAAAGTTCTTGTAAGCGATGAACCTACACTACATGATCATCCATGGGGTTATGCTACATTTATTCTCAAAGGTGGTTACTGGGAACATATTCCTCTTACTTCACAAGAAGGACATGTTGTTGGTAGTACTAAAGTATGGCGAGGTCCAGGACACTTCCGTATGCGTTCAGCAGATGATTTACATTGGCTAGAACTTGCTAAAGACTCACAAGGTAATGAAATTCCTTGCTGGAGTTTGTTCTTTATGGGACGTAAGCAAAAGGAATGGGGATTTATGCGTTTTATAAAACATCAAGGGTATTGTTGGATACATAATGAAGAATATCTTGCAAGAGGAGCGAAAGGCGAATGATTAAGAAACATTATTATACCTGGACAGACGTAGAACGTATGTGTATCAGCATTGTTAATCAAATGTATAAAGACGGTTGGCGTCCTGATTACATTGTAGGCATTACACGAGGCGGCAATGTACCTGCTACTATTATTTCAAATATGACTGGTATTCGCTGTGAAGCACTTAAAGTTAGTTTGCGTGATGACGACAGCGAAAGCGAAACTAACTGTTGGATGGCAGAAGATGCATTTGGTTATCCTGATCAAGACTCGGGCGGACAAGGTAAAAAAATTCTTATAGTAGATGATATAAATGACACAGGTGCTACATTCAATTGGATTATGCAGGATTGGCCAGCAGGTTGTTTACCTGATCACGATAGTTGGAATCGTGTATGGGGTAACAATGTAAGGTTTGCAACATTAACTGAAAACCTTGCAAGTAATTTTGATAAAGTAAGTTATTCATGTCATGAAGTAAACAAAGCAGAAGAAGATGTTTGGCTTGTTTATCCTTGGGAGAATGTAGGTGAATATTAATGCGTGATGATCTAATGGTACAACAACAGGTAGACAATAGTTGGCAACACATGGTTGGGGTTATATGCCTCAATCAAACAAGCCGCAAGCAGGTAAAAAGTGTACTACCTAAACTGTTTGGAATTTGTCCTACGCCAGTGCATTACCTAAATACACTACCAGAAACTATTAAAATGATTATTCAACCTTTGGGAATGGTAAATGTTCGAGAAAAACGTTTGCGTCAGATGAGCAAAGATTATTTAACTTGGGACGGTGAAGATGCTACACAATTATATGGTATTGGCAAATATGGTAGTGACAGTTATGAACTGTTTTATAAGAAAAGAGTTCCTGAAAACATAGGCGATCATGAACTAAAAAGATACGTTGAGGAAGAATTTTATGCAGTATAATGAAGTACCTTGGACAGATGTTCTTGTAGATACAAGAGATTATACTGTATTTAAAGATGGGTTCCCTGTTACAGAAGGACATGTTCTTTTTGTACCCAAAGAAGAAACATGGGAAAAACTTGAAAAATGTTACAAAGCAGCATATGCTTGGGGATATGAATGGATCCAAAATGGTTACTGTGATGCTTATAACATTGGACAAAACATTGGTGAAAGTGCAGGACAAACAGTGATGTATCCGCATGTTCATCTTATTCCAAGACGCAAAGGCGATATGGAAGATCCACGTGGCGGTGTGCGTCATGTAATACCTGAAAAGGGTAACTACAGAAAAGGAGAAACAAATGGCTAAAGAATATAACAGAGACAATATGATCGAAGCAATCAAAGAACATGCTCGCGGACACATTGCCAAACACGCAATGAACGTAGAAGTGTATCTTAAGAATTCAGCAGGAGTTGGAGAGCATCCAGATATTTTGGAAGCAATCGAAAAAGAACTCAAAGTTATTGCAGAATATCATGATCAATTGGAAGTTCTTGACAAGTATTTCTAATATAATGCTTGACAAAAACCTAAATATATCATATAATAAGACATAATGATGAGAGACATCCTCGTCTATAACTCGGAGAAACAAATTGAGCAAAAGTGAACAAATTAAAACCCGCCTACAAGATGCAGGTATCCGCTATTGGGCAGGTGACAATATTTCAGAAGTCTTGCAAAAAGGCGACAAAGAAGAACTGATTGACGAACTTACAGGCAAGTTCGAAAGTGTTCTTGACAGTCTTGTAATTGACAGGCATAATGATCCTAACAGTCAAGACACAGGTAGACGTCTTGCTAAGATGTATGTAAATGAACTAATGGCAGGACGTTATGATCCTATGCCAAATGCAACTGCATTTCCTAATCACGTAGATGATGGATATGAAGGTATGTTGGTTGTGCGAAGTGAACTTAAAAGTGTTTGTTCACATCACCATCAACCAGTAACAGGTGTTGCATATATTGGTATTATTGCTGCAGAAAAACTAATTGGACTTTCTAAATACACACGCATCGCACAATGGTGTGCAAAACGTGGTACGTTGCAAGAAGAATTAAACAATGATATTGCACGTGAGATTATGAAAGCAACTGGTAGTAAACACGTAGGTGTGTACATCCAAGCAACACATGGTTGTTGTGAGAATAGAGGTATTAGAGCCCACAGTTCACTTACCCAAACTACTGTGCTAAAAGGTGCATTTAATGATGATCCTGGTACAAAGAAAGAGTTCTTTGATAATATTAAACTACAACAGGAGTTTGCACCACGATGATAGAAGCACCAGTTTTTGAAAAAGGTTATCCTTCATATGAAGCAGTTAACAGAAAGCCAGCTATGAAATTAAGATACAGTGAAGCATTTTACAGTGTACAAGGCGAAGGTAAATATGTAGGAGTACCAAGTGTATTCCTACGCACATTCGGTTGTAACTTTCGTTGTATGAACTTTGGTACAGGTGAAAAGAAAGATCGTTGGACCTTACATAAAGAAGGTAAAAGACACAACGATGAAGTAAAAGCACTTATCGATAATAAAGTTCATGAAACAACAGAAAAATTTGAGGACTTGCCTATCATTCACACAGGCTGTGATACATACGCAAGTATCTATCCAGAATTCAAACACTTTAATAAACTTGCAGAAGTAGATGAAGTGGTTGAACATTTACTATCACTTACTCCTAATGGTAAGTGGACACAGGACAACGGTCAAGACATTCATTTGATCATGACAGGTGGAGAGCCTTTGTTAGCGTGGCAAAAGCTCTACATTGATTTGTTCGAACATCCACGTATGCAGGACCTAAAAAATGTTACATTTGAAACAAACACTACACAAAAGTTACACGATGATTTTTTCAACTATCTCGCAGATCAAGAACGATTTGAAGTCACTTGGAGTTGTTCCCCAAAACTTAGCGTTTCAGGAGAACCTTGGGATACTGCTATACTCCCTGATGTTGCTAAAGAGTATAGCCTTGTTGATGGTAGTGACATTTACCTTAAGTTTGTTGTCGCTACTCAAGATGACTTTGAAGAAGTTGAAAGAGCTGTGGACGCTTATAGAAGTGCCGGGGTACAATGTCCGGTATATCTTATGCCGTTGGGCGGACGAAGTGAAGAATACAATCTCAACGTCAAAGAAGTCGCCCAAGCATGTATGGAGCGAGGTTGGCGCTTCACACCAAGACTCCACATATCACTCTTTGGAAACGCCTGGGGGACTTGAGAATATGTTTGATGAGGAACAATTTATTAATGATCAACACAAACGAGCAATGCAAGCACAGATTGACTCGCCCGAAAAACGTGCAAGAGAGGCAGGACTATAATGGGATGGTGGAGTAAACTAGTAAGAGATGCAGGAATTAAAAAGAAAATTGATGAACCTGTAAAAGAAAAAACAGCAGAAGAAGAGCGTAGAGCTATTCTACAGCGAGAAAAAGAAGATGCCACTCGTGCAGGTAAAGCATGGGTAGGAGTGCTTGATACACAGGTCAATCCTGATAATATTAAGAATGGGTTTTTTGAACTTGACTGGAATAATCAATTTATTGAAGAACTGCTTGATGCAGGATATTCTGGTGAAACCAATGAAGACATTGTAAATGGATGGTTTAAAACTATAGCAATGCAGATTTTGGAAGAAGATGGTCTTGACAAAGACAGAGAAATAGGTTATATTAATGTTAAACCTATAGACAAGGACAAATCAGAGGTAAGTTAATGACCTATATACTAGTAGATACTGCGAACACATTCTTTCGTGCAAGACACGTAATCAGAGGCGATGCTGATACAAAACTTGGCATGGCTTTTCATATTACACTTAATAGTATTAAAAAAGCATGGCAAGACTTTGATGGTAGCCATGTTGTGTTTTGCTTAGAAGGACGTAGTTGGCGCAAGGACTACTATGAACCTTATAAGCGTAACCGTCAAGAAACTCGTGATGCAATGACTACCTCGCAGGCAGAAGAAGACAAATTGTTTTGGGAGGCGTTTGATCATTTTAAAGACTTTGTAACTGATAAAACTAATTGCACTGTTCTACATCATCCGCAACTTGAAGCAGATGATTTGATTGCAGGTTGGGTGCAAGCACATCCTAATGACAATCATGCAATTATTTCAACAGATGGCGATTTTGCACAATTAGTTGCTCCTAATGTAAGACAGTACAACGGTGTTACAAATACTGTTATAACACACGAAGGCTACTTTACAGACAAAGGCAAGCCGGTGATCGATAAGAAAACAGGTGAACCTAAGCCTGCTCCAAATCCAGAGTGGCAGTTGTTTGAAAAGTGTATGCGTGGTGATACAAGCGACAATGTGTTTAGTGCATATCCTGGTGTGCGTAAAAAAGGCACAAAGAATAAAGTAGGCTTACAAGAAGCGTTTGCAGACAAAGGCACAAAAGGCTATAATTGGAATAACTTGATGCTACAACGTTGGGTAGATCACGAAGGTGTGGAACACAGAGTTTTAGAAGATTATCAACGTAATGTTGTGTTGTGTGATTTAACAGCACAACCAGAAGAAATTAGAAACATTATTAATGAAACAATTAAAAATGTAAAAACAAAACAAATATCACAAGTTGGACTACGTCTAATGAAATTCTGTGCTACATGGGATTTACAACGTGTGAGTGAAAATGCTCAGTTGTATGCTGAGCCATTACAAGCGAGGTATATAGCATGAGTGTAAAAGCAAAAGAAATATTGGATGGTAAGTTTTGGATATTAGAAGATGGTGGTGTAAAAGTTGCAACACTTTCTTTATCAGAAGACAAGTACATTCTAAGTGACTCTAAAGGTACAAGATTTGTAAAAAATGCAAAACAAATCGAAAAATCATTTGGAAAAATTGATTGGTCAAAACTTGAAATTACAGAAGTAACTAGTAAAGAAGTACACGGATTTGATACAAGTTGTGTACCACACAATCCGCTTTTTGATGTAAAAAATAAACTGCCGCTATTTACAAAAAGTCCTAAATCAAAAAGTCTATATTGTGCAGGATATTATATTATTCGTTTTGAAAAAGGTTGGGTGAAATCATTTTGTCCTAAAGCAATAACACTAGATCGTTACGAGTATAAAGGTCCTTTTAAGACTA